CCCGGGTGTCCGTTCAGGCCGCTGGGAAAAGAGAGGGGTGGTCAAACTACAGGGCAGTCCTTTCAGATTGGGGCGCTATACGACCCGTCCCCTCCCGCGCCGGCCTGTGTCGCGGACAGGCCGACGGCGCCCAATCCTGCCGGATCAGACGGGAAAACGATAAGACAAGGGGCGCTATCCGCCCTTTTGAGACGATTGACGTTCGCTCGGTGCTGGACCGCTCTCGACCCTGAGCGCCTTTTGCGGTCTGATGAAGGCGGCCCACTCGCCGTGATGAGGACGGACATGGATGACGTAGTCCGCCCGCACCACCTGACCGACGGCGAGGCAACTCTCGCACATCGGCTGCGCCTTGATCTGAGCGCGGGCGCGTTTCTTCCAGCGCGGCGTGTCGTACCAGAGATCCCAGCGCTCGAAGCGTTCGGGATCGAAGCCGACGACCGTCTGAGCCTTTGCCGCAGTCTGAGTCTTCGCCGAAGACATGAGCCTCAGCCTATGAGAGCCCGGACATCGATCGGCTCGACGTGCTTCAGCGGCACCGCGCCGAAGGCCATCGCGGTCGCGACCGCGGCGTCAATGCGCGAACGCGAGCGCCGGCGAATGAACTTCCGCGCCCCCGCCTCGCCATGCTCGACCATCGCCGCCGAAATGTGGTCGTTCAGGATCTCATGGTTGCCGTGGCAGACCCGGTGCTGAAGCAGCGCGCTCTCAAAAGCGTGCAAGGCTCCGGTCATCGAGGCGAGACCCTGGCCGAACGGAACGAACTTTGCCTCGATCTCCTGATCCGAGTAGCCGGCTCGTTGCAGCCCGACGCGAAAATAGTTGAAATGGTAACGGTCGAAAGCGACCGCCTGAAACCGATAAAGGCGGTCGAGCTCAATGACCCGGCGCGCCGCCTCGTCATAGTCAATCACCCGGCCTTCGCTCAGCCTGACAAGCCCCCTGCGCGCCCAATCGAGATAAGGCCTCTTGTCCCGCCGCTCGCGGTAGACGAGGTCGTGCGAGGCGAGCCAGAACTCGGGCACGATCGAGAAGGTCGCGTCGAGCGGGTGCTGGCCGATCATCGACAGGCAAGTAAAGTCGGCCTCGCCGATCGACAGGTCGAGGCCGGCGTAACAGCGGCAGTCGCGCAAGTCATGCGGCGGCGCGGAATTGGCCAGCCATACCTCGCGGGTGACGAAGGGATCGCCAGCGGCCTCGAGGTCGACCCGTTGGTTCAAGATGCGAGCCCGGAACTCCGTCTCGCGAGACGGCATGCGCTTCGCCTCCGCAGCCATACGCAGGATCTCGGCCTTATTCTGAAAATGATCGAAGCCGGGATTGGCGAGCCGGATCGCCTCCTCCGAGAATGGGTCCATGTCCTCCGGCGCGCTGTACAGGTGACAGACCACGTGCGGGTCCGCGCCGGTCAGGGCGTCGTCGATGAGCGTCGCGAACAAGTCCTCGTTCCGACGGCTTTGCGTGCTGATAATGACCATCAACGGATCGCGCGCGGCCCCGGTCGCGGTTTCCAGCGCGGCGTACACGGGATCGGTCGGTCCCTCCGCCTCGCCAAGCTCGTCGATGATCGCGAACGTCCAGTTCAGTCCATAGTTGGTGCTGACGTCGCTCGACAGCGCGCGATAGCTGGTGCCCAACTCGTCGCAAAACAATTCCTTCGAAGTGTCCCTGATCCTGATCGCGCGCTTGAGCTCGGGATTAAGCTCGATCATGGCCTTGACCATCTTGAACACGATGCTGGCTTGGTCTCGCGCTTGCGCGCCGGTGAAGATATTGCCGCCCTGCCGCGCCGCAGGGCCGACGAGGAAGACGAGCACCAGATAGGCGCAGGTCGTGCTCTTCGCGTTTTTCCTGGCGGTTGAGAGAAGAGCGCGCCGCGTGCCCGCGGGATTGTCAAACACGTCCTTGATCAACCGCTCCTGAAACGGCGCTAACTTCACTTGCTCCGGCTCGCCGGCGGCGTTGCGGACGTAGCAGTATTTTTCAATCCACCGGATGATTTTGGCGGCGGGAACGCGCTCAGGCCGGGTTGTCGTCATCGAGATCGTCCCATGGTCGCGGCCCGCTCGGGCTCCGGTCGAATTGACGCGCCGCATCCCTTGGGCGGACCCTCGATCTTGGCGTAGCCCTGAGCGCGGTCATGCCAGCGATGATCGACTTGACCACGTCGCGGTGCGCGCGGCCGATCGCGAGTTCGTCTTCAAGCGCCACCCCCTGGCGCGAAGCGGCCATCCTTCGCAGCCTCTCCGCGTGCCGGTCCGCGACCGCGATCTCGGCCACCACCTGGCGCAGGAGCAGTTGCGCCGCGCCATCGAGAAAACCGTCGGGTGAGGCGTCGACAATCGCTCTCCACGACTTCTGTTCGGCCTGAGTCATCTTGGGCGGCGGCTCCGGACGCCCGCGTCCCCGCAACAGGACCAGACGAGGCGGATCCGTGGGCGGATCTTCGGGCGGACCTTCGGAGGAGCGACGCGACATAGCGGAGAGAACCTACACGAGGCTCACAAAGTGCGCCATGCGGGCCAATTCAGACGTTGCCGGGACCAACTACAGTCATGACTGTAGTTGAGCCCGGTTTGGTCGCCCCGCCAAACGGCCGCTCGATGGAAACTTTTGCGGACCGTACAAAACTTTCCCGGCGAGAGGAAGCAGCAGCATTATTGCCGACCCTGCAATAATGGCTGCACAAGCCATTCTGCGCCCAAGGGGGTCGCGCGCGTTTCGCGTGAGGAAAACTTCGGTCCGAAAATTTGTTTTGCCGCAAGTCGACCGATCGGCCCGTTTGTCACAGCAAAATGGCCTCCGCGGCAGAGATAGGGGGTCGATCGTGTTTTCTGAATATCCCCCCGCCACCTAACATCTTTTGAAACATTCGGATGCGTGTGGACAGGCCTGGCGCCCATGCCCCCGGCTCGCCGATCATCCTTGCAGACTGAAAGCATGATCGAAGCGGCGTGCGCCTCGGTCTCCTCCTCCCCCGTCGGATATGCCATTTGCTGAGGCGCAGGTGGCTGGCAGGACGCCGTTTGGCAAAGGGGGGCTATCCCAGAGCCTCCTGCCGCAAACGCCTGTCCCGAACCCCGTTGTCGGCCTCGCCGTCAACGGGGCGATAGTAGCCAAAGGCGCGCTGGTGCAGCGGGTGGCGGCGGTCGTAGAGCGCCTTGGCCAGCGCGACGTACATCGCGTCTTCAATCGGGGTTGGGATCTTCGATCGCCCCGACGAATCCTTGATCAACGCGACGCCCACGGCGCCTGGCTGTTCATCGCTTGTGTCCCCAGCGTAGAGGCTTGGCCCCGGCGCGCGGAAGGATTGCGCTTGCGAGCGTCGCAACAAGAGCTCCGCCGGCAGAGTCGGCGCGACCCGGATCCGGCGCCAATCGATCCACGCCGGATAGACGCGCTCTCGCCCAACTGGCTGACGGGAGGCCGTCACGGCCCTTTCATCTGCGCCAGCAAGAGCGCGCTCTCGCGGTCCTTGCGCGCGGCGAGCGCCTGGACGCCTCCGGTCGCGAACGCTGCGATCGCGCTCAAGAGTCCGCCGAGCTGCTTGGCTGCGCCTGAATCAAACGCCCCATAAGCTCCCCCTGTGCTCGCCGCGATGTCCTCGAACACTTTCTTCGCCAGCGCGTCATTCCCTTCCTGGAACATGAACGCCTTGACGCCGGCCTTGCCTAACTCCCGTGCGCGCGAGAGGAGCATGTCCGGACTCTCCTCGGCGCAGTCGCCTATAAACACGAGAGCGTTTACCGGGCTTCGCCCGGTTTCTTTGATCGCGTGATCGAGGATTCGCCCGATCTGGGTCGCGCCAGAGGCGCACTGGACGCGGGTCATCATGTTGACCAGGCGAGCAGGATCGCTGACCCAGCCCGAGGCCCGGACTTCGTCGACGCCGCGATAATAGGCGATCTGAAGCTCGAGGCCCGCCGCCTCCTTGATCATGCTTGCCGTGAGGTTGGCCGACATGTCCCAGGTCGCGGACCTCGAGCCTGTGGCGTCCAGAGCCAGGATCACGCGGCCTTTCTTCGCCAGTCCATGCTGGGCCGTCACCTCCTCGAGCAAGCTTGCGAGCTCGCCCGTGCTCGCGCTGGTCGTCGTTACATCGCTCATCGGTCGCCTCTCTTTCACGTTATGGCGCTGTGCCACCTGAAACGGTTGAATCGAGTAGAAGTATGGAGAGAGAAAAATTAGGGCTGCGGGATCATTCTATGTCTACTCCCGACTCCCGTTTTAGGTGGCGCCCTCTACTCTGTTTTCCCGTTCCTGATAGGGCGACGGGCTCGCGCCGTGCGCCTCGAGCCATGCCTCCTTGAGGCTGCGCGCAGCGAGGCGCCACTCGTTGCCTTCCTCGTCAGCCGCAACGACCTTGTCGTCTTCGACGAAAATCCGGTAGACAAACCTTGCGTTGAGCAGGCCATCGGCGGCCGTGCGTAAAAACGTCGTCATGGGAATCGCCCTCTCACATGCTTCGAAGCGTGGCCAAGTCCACGCTCGGACTGACCGCGTAGTGCGGAACTAAAAACGATCTGTTGCCGCGGCGCTCCAAACGCTCCTGGCAAGCCAGAAGGCGCAGCGTGTAGAGCGCCATCAGGTTGTCCTTCACGGTCGAAAGCGGCCTGAGAACGCGCCTGCGCACCTCCTCGGGCGTCGCGCCCGGATTTGCCGCAATGTCTAAAAGAAGGTCGCGCCTCAGCGGCTCCAGACTGTCCCGCGCACACCTGGTCGCCAGTCGCATGGCCTCTTCATCGTCCAGGCCGATAGCGAGTCCGCCGCGCACCACCTGCGCCAGCTGCTTGGCGAAGCGCGTCGGCATCTCGGGCGCATGAGCGTCGATGACTCCGCCGTGGAAATCGCGCTCGACGCCCGAGCGCGCCCAGGTCGTTATGTCCGCCAGTCTTAGGAGGCGTTCGGTTTCGCTATCATTCAGAGGGCGCACATTGCGGTTAGCGCTGGTGACAAGAGCGCCCATAGCCGTAGCAAGCTCAGCGCGCATGACGTCCTCGCTTCCCGTGTTGCCGATCGCCATGCGCCCGGCCTCCATCCGCCCGGACATGGAGTCGGCCCGAATGACAGTGAAGCGATCACCCATCGTGGCGACAACCTGGCGCGCCGTATCCCACGCTGTCGTGCACGCCATGACGACGACGAGCCGCCCCGCCCACAGAAGAGTCTGGCCGCCTTTGTGGCCTACATTCCTCTCCCAGCGACCGTCATGGATTTCGCGCAGCGCGGCCAGGACCGCATTGCGCACGTTCTTGTCCATGGACAAGATCGAGGTGAAGTCCTTGAGAACGAGGAGCCCCCTGGGGCCAGTCTTGATGAGCAATCCCCCTGTGGCGTTCGCGCCGCGCGCGGTTGCCGATAACAGGGCGCCCTCCGATGTAATCGTGCTCGTGACGATGGCCCCGGCGCCCGACAGCGACTGCACCGTCTCCGTCTTGGCGTTGCCCGACCCGGAGATGACCATGAGCCATAAGGGGTCGCCGCCTAAGCGCTCTGCCGCTCCCGCGCTCGCCACAGCGTCCATCGTCGTCATGTCGTACTTGTCGCCGAGCCATTTCCTGAATGTCGCTCGCGCGTCGACAAGCGCTTGCGGCAGAGGTTGCGTTACGGCGGGCGCCGGCGCCGCAGGCGGGGGCGCAGGGGGAGGCGGGGGCTGGTTGAGATTGACCGTCCGCCTCCTCGGCCTGTTGTAGGCGTTGCGGACGTTCACCTCCAGGCGCGCGCGCGAGCCCGACTCTTTCCGATCCAGATACTTCTTGGCGATCCCGTCGGGGAACCGAGCGAGGCACTCGAAGATCTGATCGATCGTGTAGCCTTCGCCCTTGAGCGCCTTCACCAACTTGAAGAATTCGACGGATCTGTCAGTACCAGACGCGACGCCGTCCCGGATCAACTCCCGCAGATCGTCAGGGAAGCCCTGGGCGTCGATATCGATGTCCCCTACCCCCTGTGCCCCTGCGCCCGCCCCATTGGCCTTGGCGGCCTTGGGAGGCGGCGGAAACACCCGCTCGAACTCTTCAGCGGTCCAGATCTTGAGCGTCGAGAGATCGATCATGCGGCGGCTCCGAGAAAGAGCGTCGGCGTCACCACGCGCCCGTCGGCGATCTTTCCCTTATCGGGATAGTTGACGGTGCCGGGGATCCGATAAGGCTGAGTCGGCGTCCCGGTGTTGGTCGGAGCCTGTCGCCAGGCGGAGGCCTTCCCCCAATCGTCGCGCGCGCACAGGGGGAAGCGCCTTGTCGAAGAAGAACCAAAAGTGATGATTGTTGGGGCTGGTTTCGACCGTCAGCGTAGGGCGCATGCCAAAAGGCGGAGCCCAGGCCATATTCTTGTCGGCGTCGCTATCGACGCAAAGCGCGAAGACGCATGCCGTGGCATCGAACTCGCCGCGCTCCTTGCCGCGCAACCCGCGCTTAACCAGCCTCCCCTCGATATAGGCGTTGAGTCCGGCGTCGGAGGCGACTATCGCGTCGTGCGTGATCTTGTCGACGATGTTCGTATCCGTGATCTCATAACGCATCGGAATAAGATCGCCGTTGGGGTGCTTAGAGCATGTCGCCAACAATCCTGGCGCCGGGTGTCCGCATAATGACTCGATCGCCAGGGCGACAAACGTCTCGAGAAAGCTCCGGATCGCGGTCTCGTCCGGCGTCATCAGGATCCGGTGCGCCTCCTCCGGCGTCATGGCGCTGACGTCGCTGTCGCTCAGCCCCCTGTGCCTGAGCGCGGCCTTCATCGCGCCGGTCATCATGAAGGGCATGCCGTTGAGGGGAGTCATGTGATCTTGCCTCCCAGTTTGCCGAAGAGGTCGAGCAGCCAGCGCTCCCGGGGTTCTGAAAGCTTTATCGGGTAGGAAGACTCCGCCAGCGCCGCTATGTTGTTGATGAAATCGAAGGTCTTCGGATCCTGGTTGCGCGCAGGGAGTCGATGGCGCTCGCGATCGACGTAGCGAACGATTTCACGCCAGTCGGTCTGCCCGTCCGTGCGCTGAAACTCGTCCAGACGTCGGGCGCTATTCAGGAGCAAAGCTTCGCGCTTGCCCGCCTCCTTCGCTTCGGCGATTGTGGCTTGAAAGAGCTTCTTGTCGCTGTCGCTAAGCCAGCTCTTGCGCTCTTCGCCGGTCGCGATGCGCGCAAGACTCTCCTTCGCGCACTCGACCACGGCATGAAAATCAACCCCGGCGTCGCTCAGCGCGCTCGCCGGCTTCCCGACCGCGATGCTGCGCGTGTTTTCGTTGGAGTCGGCCAGTTTCGCGATCAGCACGTAAATGCGCTCGAGCTTCGCGTTGAGTTGTGTCCGCTCTTCCGGCGTGAGGTTACGCGCCATCGTCGCCCCCCTGCGCCTCGACCAAGAGGGCGCCCCAGCAGCGCCGCCGAAACGGACAGACCTTGCACCTCCAGTCGCTCGGATCGCTATAGGCGCGGTTAAGAAGCTGGCCCTGCTTGGTCGCCTCGATCACGATCTTCGCGTTCTCGACCGTACGATCGGCGAGGTCGGCGTCATACGGCTGCTGAAAATGAAGCGTATCGCCGTTGTCGCTGTTGACGATGGTGACCAGCGCGGGGTTGAGCTTGTTCAAAAAGCGCTGATAGAGACTGACTTGCGCAGCATAGTGCGGGTAGACCGCGAGCAATCCGTGCTTGTCGACCGCGCGGTAGTTCTTCGCTGAAATCGCCTTGTTCTCCCAAATGCAAGGCACAGGGAGATAGAGTCCGGGAAGCCTCGGACCCGCGATGACGACGCCGTCCGCATGTCCCTTGAGGACTCCGTCGAATGCTTTGAACTCCAGCGCCTCGCTGGGCGCGAACTTGAAGCCGATTATCTCTAGCTGCGACTTGACGACCGTTTCGAGAAGATGGCCCTTTTCAAATACAAGTCTTGTCTTCGACGGAATTTCCGCCGCGCACCACCATGCGTATTGCACTCGCCTCTGGCATTCGTGGCTAATGATTGATGCGCCCAAATACCGCCTCGGAGGTTGCGGCTGCGTCGCCATCGCTTTCGCAATCAGTTCGTTGAGACGAGTATTCGTCTCTTGAAGCGAAAGCCCGACGCTTGAAGCGAACAGGTTGGGCACAGAAACTCCCTAAAGTATCAAGCCGTCGTTAAGTTCTTTAATCTCGTCGACCGTCATCGCGGGGTTGCCCCCTGTGCGGTTGATCTGGCGCGCGACGATGTCGGGCACAGGGGGCTTGCCGGCGATCTTTTCCTCCGCGATGTCGCGCGCGGCGTGGGCGCGCTTGATCAGGTTGAATCCGACAAGCAGGAACTCGGCGAGCTCGTCCTTCGTCCACTTGTTGGCGGGCTTCGACCAGTCGAAGTCGGAACAAGTCTTCGCCAACTCGGGCAGGATCGCTTTGACGCTCCCGAGATCCCACGGATCGGGATCAAGGTTGGTGACCCGGATCGCGCGCTCGGTATCGAGACCTTCGCTTGAAGCCTGCTCGCTGCGAGTGACGATCCACCCCCACACCGCGGCGCTGACGATCCAGGTCAGCTGACTTTCGTTGAGATGTCCCGCCGTCCTGGTGGACGGGATCAGCTCCGAGCAGATCAACTCCCGCACTTTCGCGACGGCCGAGGCGGTCCCCCGCCTCAGCCATTCGTCATATTCGGCGCTGACCGCGCTGATGCGCGCCTTTTTCATTTGCGCTTCCCCGAGCGGTGCTGTGGGCACCGCCATTCGCCGTCGATCTTCAGGAGGTCGAATTCCTGGCGCGTGTCAGGCGCGTCCGACGCGAAGCCCGGATAGGGGCGAGCGCCGCATTCGACGCACTTAATCCCGACGCTCTCCGTTGGCGGGTCTTCGCGGGGCGCCTCTTCGTCGTCGGCCGAGCGCTGCGAGGAAGGGAACGCAACAATCTCCGCGCTGTACGTGTCTTCGTCGTCCATGATCGCCCTCCTGCGCCTCAGTCGCCCCACGGCGGCGTGTCGATCACGACGCCCGAGTCGCCGGCCCCGTTTGGAGGCGCAGGGGGCGCCGTCGCCCCGTCGAGGCCGTCGTCCATGTCGAAGCCGCGCGAAGCGTGGCTCCACGCCTCCCAGTCCTTCGTCATGTCGGGGGTGACGCCACAGGCGAGCGTGGCCTTGTCGTCGTACTTTTCGCTGTTCGGGCCCTGAGTCGGGTCACGCAGCTTGCCGCGCTCGATGCGGCCGGTCTTGCCGACGAACCGAACCTTATCGAGATCCTCGAAATCAAAATTCGCGAGCTTGGCTTCGACGGCCGGGCTCATGTCGTCCGCCTTGACGCCCAGCGCCGAGCGCACGATCGAGCCGATCAACCCGTAACTGATTGATTGCGCCTGCTTCGCGCCGTCGCTCGAACCCTCGACCACCAATCGGGCGAAAATCTTCGCCCCCTTGTGCGGGCCGTCCGCGAGGAGGATCTCGCAATTGAGGTACTTCGCGTCGCTGGCGGCGGACTGGGTGAGAATGTCGCCGCTTCCCTGATCGCGCTTGACGCGAATGAGCATCGGCGCGACCACGTTTGCGGGCACAGGGGCGAAGTTGTCGCGCGGCTTGTCGGTCTTGAAGATGTTCACCATCACTCACTCTCCTTATGGTTGCTGGCGCGTAGCCAGTTTCGCCAAAAGCTTTCCCAAGTGAGGCTCCTCGACTTCCGAGAGCCGTCCCGAGCGGTCTTTCGCTGGAAAACCCAGCGCGTTGTTGGGCTGACAGACGAAGGCGCGATGCGCCTTGTCGGCGCCGGACGCGGCCCGAACGCCTTTGTTGGTGAACGTGACCCAGGTCATCGCGATGATTTCGTCGAGGATTGCCGGCAACTGAGCCGCCGCGGCGCGACCTTCCAACTGGATGCGCCAGCTCGAGACGCCAAAGTCGTCGGTGTGCTTTTCGAGCACCGCGGTCAGCACAATCGTGCGCCAACGCACGCTCTGGAGTCTTTGCGCCCAACCGATCAATTCACGGCCGACGAGCCCATACATGCCTCTGGTGTCGCGCTTGCCGTAGGCGTTGAAACTTTCAGACTGCTGTTCAGCCCAGAGCCGACACTTGCGCCCGACCTCGGTGAAGGAGTCGACGAAGACGAGGGAATATTTTTCAAGATCCGCGAGAACGCCGCCGGTCGCGGTGACCGCGTCGAAGTGGCTTTGCGAATAGGGCGCTCCGGGCGCCCGGGCGGGATCAGGCCCGCTAAGGGCGCAAACAAGATCGCGGCAATCGCTCCATGTCTGAGGACGAAGCGAATCGATCGGCAGATGAGCGACCGGGAGATCGCCGCCCTCGAGTTCGGCCATCAATACCGTCGGGTACATCTCCAACGGCAACGTGTTGAGCAGCGAGGTCTTGCCGACGTTCGGCAATCCATGGATCAAGATTTTTGGCCCGCGCCGCTCGTTCACGCGCGCCTTGGCGTCGAGGAGCTCTATCGCCATGGCGGAGTCTCACTGGTTTCAACGCCAAGGCGCGAAAGCTCGCGCCGCGCGTCGTCGACGCTGCGAACGATCGCCCACGTGTGCCCGAGCCGTTCGAGATCAGCGATGAAGGCTTTCTGATCGGCGCTGAGGCGCCCGTCGTCAGTTTTGCACTCCCACCAATCCACTCGCCCGTCAGGCAGGGCCAGGATCAGGTCAGTCGCGCCGGGCACGACTCCAAGAGCCTTGAAGCGCGCCGCTTCCGTCCGCGCCCGCCAACCGCCGTTGGCGAAATGAAGTATGCGAATATGCGGCGCGACGGTCCTGACGTAGTAGACGATTGCAATCTGTATCCGACCCTCGCGATTGCGATCGACCGGTTCACGAACCCGATCGCCGAGCAGATCACGCAAAGCTTTGGGGCGCGTGATCATGGCGCGACCTCGACTGGCACAGGAGGGATATTGATTATGGGCGCGTCGAACTTGGTCGCTTCATTTCCATAGGAGACCCAACCGACGCGGCTCTCACGAGCAAACAAATCGAGTCGGGGTCCATCGCAAAACGCTTCGACGCGGGGGTAGAACTCATCAGGTTTTCTGCTGTGCTCGCGCACGGAAGCGACGATGATCTCGCGCACGGCATGGGAGAGAATCTTCGGCTTGCCGCGGCGCCCTAGCCAGCAACTCTCGGAATTTTTTCTGGTCGTCTTTCCGAGTCCGAGATGAAGCAGGGACTCGATCTCGGCGCTCGACATCAGGCGCGGGCCGCGCTCGAGCGTCGAAATCGTTTTGAGCCATGTGAACGCCTTGCCCGAGAATTCGAAGCCGAAGCCGTCCATGATCGCATTGAGCCACCGCTGGTGAATGTCGGGCAACCAAAGAAACAGCCAACAGTGCTTGCTGAGGACCGTTTGGAGCGGCAACATCCACAGTGCCTCGGGGTCGTGGGTGTTGTAGTGCCTGGACGGCGCGCGGCCCTGACCCTTCGCGGACCAGGTTTCGTAGCGGAGGCCTGCGTCGCAGGCGACGCACGCCCATCCACTGGGCGTAGTGGGCAAGGGGGCGAACAAGCTCACGCCGCCCTCCGAATGCGCAGCCACGCTTCGGCGATGAATCTGGAATAGCTCGGCGGAATCGCGTCGCTGATCTCGGCGACCGTCATCGAGCCGAACGGAATGCCCATGGCTTTGTAGCCAAGCGCAGACGGCACGTTCGAGCCGGAAACGTGGTTCTTGCCCCCACGGCCCCCGCGATCGCGGAAGTGTCCGCCGTAGATGCCGACCACCCGCCGATTGTCGTGCTGGCATTGCGGGACGAGCAACGGGAATGAAGTCTCGAACAGACGGTGACGCTCAAGGCGCCAACCATCGGGATAGGGATGGGTCCCGAGCCCGAACATCGAGCCGCACAGCAGGACAGGGTCGCGCAGCCATGCACGCGCCTGCTCGACATTCTCGATCACGTAATCCAGCCCGGTCTTGATCAGCAGCGGGCGAGTCGGCGTGATCAGGTCAACATTGCGATGCTTGCCGGGCGCGTGGCGGAGCGACGTGGCGAACTGGCACGGCGGACTCGACCAAAGGAACACGAACTGGCTGAGGTCGGCGGTTGCGAGATATTGGAGCGCGTCGGCCTGAATGAACTTGCCGGGATAGCGAGGCTGCCGAACAATATCGACGCCCACGACCTCGAGACCAGCTTGCATGAGCCCACGGGCGGCCCCGCCGGCGCCGCAAAAAATATCGAGTGCCTTCATCGCGGGCCTCCTTCCTCACGAAGGAGTTTGCGCAAAATCGCGCGCGCGTTGGCGTCTGCGCGATGATCAGACGGAGTCTGGCCGACCACGAGAAAACGCCGGTGGCCGCTCGCTGTGATCCATCGGATCTTGAGGTGCCCGCTGGAGCCGATGTCGATATCGGCGGCGTGGCCGTGCTCGCCGAGCGTGGCGATCGCCTCCTCCACGAAAGCCGAGCGGCGGCGCTTCATAGGCGCGCTTCCGATCTCGGCGCCGTTAGGGGGCTGAGCCGTTTCCGGCATTGGAATCCGGTCGCTCGGGCAGATCGGCGGGCCAGCGTCCGTGAGCCACTTCCGGGTGACGCGGGCGGTGTATCCGCACGCCGGGCATTCACACTTGCGAAGACGAATCCCCTGCTTAGGCGTGTCGACGAGGAACCCGCCCGGATAGAGTCCGATGCGTTTAAATAGCTCTTCCGCCCACGCCAGGAATTCGGGGCCCGCGACTGTCGCGCGCATCGGGCCGGTGAGGCCGATCCTCACGGCGCACTGTTTAAACTGCGCCTTGTGTCCGGCTTCGACGCCGACCGTCGCGTGGACAAGCTCATGCGCGAGAGTCTCGACAATGTCCGCGCCGGTCGTTAGCTGGGGCGAGACGAACAGTTCGTAGTGCGCGTCGCTTGAACTCTGCGACGACCAGCACTCGCCGACACGTCCACAATTTGCGCCCCGCTTCGGCCAGCCAATGCTGACGCGAGTCTCGAACGGTATCGCATAGCCGGCCTCGGTGAACCGCACCCGCAGCGCCGCGACGGCGAGCTCTAACCACGCTTGCCTTCGAAACGACGGCGTGGCGAGCAGGCCCTCGGCATTGCCAGAGTCGGTCGGAGGTCTTATTTGCAGCATCGGAGACACGAGCTCCTTCTTGCGGAAACCGTTGGTCGCGGTCCGTGAGTTAGATTCTGCTAAGGGATCGAAAGCGCCGGCGGTCGAAAGGCCGCCGCGCGTTTCGGGTAGATGTCTACCCTAAGTCTAAATCTGCGCCTTTCTTCTGCGCGGCGACGAACGCGCGCTGTTTATACGGCTTGTCGTGCTCGGTGGGAGTGGCGCGCGCTTCGCGCGGGTCCGCGCTGGCGATCGTGTTCCGGCGATCATGCGCGTCGAGCTTCGCGACATCCCAATACCGGCGGTGGTTGTTGACGAGATCCGGCGGCGGCAACGCGCCCGACTTCAGCCAGCGGTCAATCGTCCGGGGGTGGACGTTGTCATAGCGCGCGCAAACTGCGCGGACGCCGATATGTTGCTTGGTTTGCGCGAGCACTGCCGCCTTCTGTCCTGCACGTTTCGCAACAGAGAGGATGGCGATAGCGAACCGGAAAAACTAGCGGCGAAAGGCGGATTAATCCGGAGAAATTAGTTTCTCCGCCCACGTCCGCTGAGGCTCGTTGCGGAGCCACCGATCAATAGTGTCCCAGGACGGGAGCTTCTCGTGACGGACGTCTCTGAAGTATCTCTCCATCGAATCGACGAGGCGCGCCTTGACCGGGAATAGTCCATGCGCGGCGAAATCCTCCTCGGCGTATCGCTTTGCGCCCTCCCAATCGTGCTCGCGGGGCCTTCCGACGCCGGAACGTCGGGCGGCGACGAGATTAGCGAGCGCCGCCTCCTTAACCTCGATCCCGACGATTCGGTGTAGCCATAGGTCGGGCTCGGTGGGCAGCCCGTCCATGGCAGGGAAACTGACAAGCACCGAGTCGTTCGCAACATCGAGGACGTCAGCGTTCTTTAGCCAGGACAAAGGCATCTTGCCCGCCGGTTTCACCTCAGAGCCGCAGAACCACTTGCCGTCATGACGGAGATCTCCGTCGCGGAGCAACGGCAGGAGCGCGTCGAGCGAGCCCGCCCGCCTCACCGCCTCGGAGAGAGGGATCCAGATCCACCCCTGTGCTCCGCGAGGCGGGTTTGAGGCCGCCCGTGCGGGTCGCTTCTTCGCCGTCCTAGCCCTCTTCGGGGGCACAGGGGGCTAGCCCCGCGCGAGCTCGACCACGTTGCTTGGCTCAGCGGGCGCCGTCAGCGCGACGACATGGCGCCCCCATGCTTCGAGCGCCAGGCGCTTCTCGCCCGCGAAGTCGTGGCGCTGGTAGCCGCCGACGATGCCGGCGAACGATCCGCTGACATGGCCCAAAACCTTCTCGACCGTCGGCAGAGCGATTCCGATCCTCGCCATGCCGGATGCGACGCTGCGTCGAAGATCGTGAAGGCGCCACGGCGCGAAGCCCGGGGGCAGGAGCGCGTCGATCCGTTCCTTGCCCCTGAAGTAATTGACCGATGGCGTGCGCCCGCCGTCCAGGGTCAACGCGAACTTCCCGTCCTCGAAGCGGGGGAGTGTCACAAGGATTTTGACGGCGGGCGCGCTCAACGGAATGTCGAGCGCCCGCTTGTTCTTGGCGCGCGCCGCCGGCAGGCGCCAGAGTCTGACGTCGAGGTCGATCTCGTCCCACGACAGGCGCCCGACCTCGTCGCGCCGCGCGCCGGTCAGGATCAAAAGCTCGATTAGCGCCCCGAACGGGCCGCCGAGCTTCTCGGCGGCGAGCCAGACGGCGCTCAACTCGCTGTCGCTCAGCGCACGGTCGCGCGGCGCCTCGGGCGCTGGCCGCTTGATCCCGACACAGGGGGAGGTCGCGACGATGTCGCGTTCGACCGCCCAGCCGAAGAGCTTGTGGACGAGCGCCCACGTGCGGTTGGCGGTGATCGGGCGCCCGCCTTCGACGATCTCGTCCAGGAGCGCGATGACGTCACGGCGGACGATGTCCTTCGCCAGCCTTTTGCCCCAGCGCGGCAACACGTGCAGGCGCAGCAACCGCTCCGCGGCTTCGATCGTGTTGGGGCGATTGTTGCGCCGGCAATGGATGTCGACGAACCGCTTCGCCAGGGCTTCGACCGTGTTTGGCGTTCCGATTCGCGCCTGGGCTTTCTCTTGGCCGGGGTCGCGCCCCTCGGCGACAGCGCGCAATGCTCGCGCGGCGAGCTCGCGGGCGCTCTTTAGGTCGATGGCGGGATACGAGCCAAGCGTGTGCTTGCGGGTGCGGCCTTGGGCGCGATAGCGCACCGCCCATGACTTAGCGCCCGAAGGCTGGAGCACGAGATACAGGCCGGGCAAGTAGGAGTCGGGAATTTCCTTTCGGATTGGGCCGGGCTTGAGCGTCGCGATCGCGCGGGCAGTGAGCACAGGGGGCGTCTTTCGGGTAACGGAGGGGTGACGCCAATAGCATGTCTTGGATTGTCGGGCAATGTCTGCGACAGTTGGTGACAATCGCCTAAACGCCCAGCGTTTGCGGGCGGATTCGGGTGGTCCGTGTCGGGAAGAGTCCGGCTTTGTCGATCGCTCCGACATGTCATTGGATCACGTAACCGCGCGCCAGTCGGCATCCGCCAGGGCCTGCGCGTTCGCAAGCGGCTGGGCGCGCGCGGGACGCTTGCGTATGACGCTC